AAGATTGGTGTTTTACAAGTCTACACAGGTAACAAATGGGTAGATATAGGCGATAGAACCTTAGCTAAGGGTTTTGAGATGACATCAGAGGTTGGCACAGTAACTATCAAGATAGCAGGAGCAACAACCATAGAGTTATGATAAACGTAGCTGAAAACCTTATTTATCAACCAAAAAACCTACTACTCACCTATCCAAGTGATTGGTATATAAACAAAGAAACTTTTGCTGCAGTAAAAGACTCTATAAACCCAATAGTAGATTTTTACCAAGAAAGTGGCACAAAGTCGCCAAAATCAACACCTTTAGACAAAATTATAGAAGAACCATTAAAGGATGTTTACACCGTGCCTTTTTTTTCAGAGAAGTTTTGTCAGATATTAATGGATGAAATGAAACATTTGGAAACACATTTTGGCTTTAATCCTAACCCAGAAGAGGATGATCTACGACAAATACCAGAAATAACGTTTCAAGATAATTGTCCACAAATATTTCAATCTTTAATGCAAACGATATATACTATTGGAAATCCTATATTTTTAAATATTTGGAATAGGCATGTAGATGGGGGCGGAATCCAAATAGCTAATTATAATTTAAAGGATAAAAAACAAGGTGCTTGGCATCATGATGCAAGTGCTGATATAAGTATGGTAGTTCCTTTGAACACGGGGGAGTACAAAGGTGGCGGAACTGAGTTTTTAAAACGTGGTACAGTCGAGCCATTACCTACAGGCCACGCTCTAATTTTTCCTAGTTTTACGCATATGCATAGAGGGCTAGCAGTAGAATCAGGAGATAGATACCTTTTGGTATTTTGGTTAACATGTAACGAGGAATGATTTGAGCATGAATGAAATGAATAATCCAGGCGGTATAGCAGGTCTAGGCAGAGGGGAAGATACAATGCTTGCCCATGTAGCACCAGGGGAGATGGTAGTACCACCAGTTATTTCTCCACAAACCCAACAAATAATACAACAAGAAATGATGGCTGTAGGGCTTGATCCGAATGAATATACTGTAGGTCAAGGTATGTCAATTAATCCAATTACAGGTATGGCTGAGTTTGGATTTCTAAAAAAATTAGGTAAAAGTCTCAAAAAAGTAGTTAAAAAAGTTGCACCTATAGCTGCAGTCGGACTCGGCATTGCTGGCATAGGTGGAGCTGGACCATTAGGTAAGATATTAGGTAAAGGTGCAAGTAAAGCAACTTCAGGTAAATTTTTTGGAGCAAGCGGCAAATTTAGAGAAGGTCTTAAAGGAATAGCAGGAAATTTATTTAAAAGAGATCCAGATGATGTTGGAAGCACGCCACAATTTATAAAAACTATTGGTGATCAGTTTGGATTTGGTGGTCGATCTGCTGCTTTAGAGCAATATGGTTATACAGATGCAGAAATACAAGCTATGACAGATGAAGAAAAAGCTGCTGCAATTGCTAAAGCTGAAGCAGAACAAGGATCAGCCACATTGCCTGGAAAAATAGGTGACTTTTTTGGCAGAGGAGATGGCGGTGGATTTGGTGGCAACGCTGGTCTGATGGCTCTAGCTGCATTGTACGGCAAAGCGGTCAAAGAAGATTTTAAAGAGAAAGAGGGTGGACTTAAAGATATCAGACAATCAATCAGACCAGATCTTATGCCACAGCCAACCTTTCAAGGTTTCGATCTAGGTATTAGAAAACCTGCAGCCATGGGTGGATTACAAGAATTAGATATGCGTATGGGTGGCCCATCAATAGGCCCTGGTACAGGCACAAGTGATGACATACCTGCCATGCTCAGTGATGGAGAGTTTGTTATGACATCTGCAGCTAACAATGGCTTAGGTGGATTTAAGGTAACCAAAACAGAAACTGGTATTGAAATAATGCCAAGTGGTAAACCTGACAGACAAAAGGGCGCAAAAAACATGGACAGACTTATGAAGATGTTTGAGCAATATAACGATATTGGGAGAGTGTAATGAGTTTATTCAAAAGACTATCTGGAATAGCGAAATCAACTCCTGCTAGAGGCGGTGGTATTTCAAGAGCTTTACCTGTGGGTAGAGGTGTACCTTTTAGAGGACCAGTAAGAGGCAGACCAACACCACCTATATCAATAGGTGGGCCTAGTGGTGGCATGTTTGGAAATCCTCTAGCTAGGATGCCAGTTGGAGATGCTCGAGCTAGGATGCCGATAGGTGGTCCAAGTGAATTTGATAGAAATAATCCAGGCTTTGCCATAGGTAGACCAGTGGCTCCACCAACAAACATAGGTAGGCCACCATTTACACCACCGATGGGAGGAGCTGGGTTAATACAAGGAGGGCCCGTTGCCTTACCCGTAGCACCTCCACAAACTTTAGAGAGGGAAACAGGTGTTATTGGCAGACCTGTTGGTTTACCCATGCCTAAATATGAAACTGGTCTTCCACAAGCAGACGATATAGTTTCTGCTTTGCCTGTTGGTCCATCAATACCTTTTACACCACCAGATACGAACGAGTTGCCAACAGCAAGACCATTACCTGTACCACCACGCCGACCTAATTTTTCAAATGAGTTGGCTCGTCCACCTGTGGGACCAGATGGCACAATATTCTCTGCTACTCCAACTCCATCAAACCCAACATCAGTTTTAAGACCGTACACAGGCATACAAAGACCAGGCCTTGGTCTTCGTCCACCAGGAAGTAGACCACAACCTCCAATGTCAATCGGAGGTCCAGGTGGAGGCACCTACAAAGAGTTTCCAACTCCAGGCGGAGGCTCTTTAAGCGTAGGAGTAAGACCACCATCACTTATGCCAATCGGAGGTGGAGACCAAGTTGTTGCAGGTGGCACTCCTGGATTTGATGTAACAGGTGGTAATCCCTTAGCTGGTGCACCTGGATTTAGTAATACTGGTGTAGGCACTTCACAACCTGCTGATGATACAACAGGGATGGCAACTGCTACTGGTGCAACAGCTGGTGCAACAGATCCCACAGTTACAGCAACTACTACTGGTACAACAGATTCGATGCAGGCACAAATGACGCAAGGAGCAATAGATCCTGTGTTGTTAAATCAACAAGCTTCTGAAGTTTTAGGAGATCCTTTACTGAGATCTTTATATTTTGGCACTGCAGATCAACCTGGCTTCTTTAATCAATTACAACAAGCTGGTGCTAATTTAATAGGAAGTGATGTCCCATTACAACAAACTGCAGGACTTTCACCATTAGAATTATTAGCAAGACAACAAGCAGTTGCAGGCCTTGGTGGTTTTGAACCATTTTTACAACAAAACAGAAGGTTAATAAATCAAGCTATTCAGCAATCTAGACGAGCTGAGGCTTTACAAGATCCTTATTACTCTCAAGCTGAAGAAATATTTCAAAATACCATGGGTGCTTATGATCCTAGTATGACACAACAGTTTTACAACCCATTTGAAGATGCGGTAGTGCAACGAACTATTGATGATGTGTTTGAGGCAGGTGAACAACAGGATATAGCTGCAAGAGCTAGAGAAATTGGTTCTGGTGCATTTGGTGGCAGTAGAGCTAGACTTGGTGCTATGGAGCGTAGAGAAGCTCTTGGAGAGGGTTTAGCACAAGCTCTTGGTAATATTAGACAAAGAGGATTTAGTGAGGCACAAAGAACTGGACTCAGTGAATTTGCAAGACAACAACAAGCAAGGAGACTTGCAGCACAAGGCTTACTAGGAATTGGCACAGGTCGAGGCAGTGCCGCAGGTGCCTTAGCTCAAAGATTAGCTGGATTTGGTGGACAGATGACAGATCTTGGAAGAACACAAGAACAGCTTCGAGCAGGACAAAGAGGTGAACTAGCAGGCTTCGGTAGTATAGGTAGAGGAATTGCTGAGACAGGGTTGCAAAGATTATATGAACAACAATTAGGACAACAACTCAGACCATTACAAGTGTTGGCTCAGCTTGCAGGAATGTTACCTGGTTATCAAGGATCAAGAACACAAATTGATTCTCAATATGGTATGCCTACTGATCCTACTGCCGCTGGTCTAGGTGCTGCATTTAGTGCTTATGGTGCTCTTGCTCCTAGACAAGGAACAAGCTAGTGAATTTTCTTAACAGAAAAATGTTCCGTATTGGTGGTCAAGCTGAAGATCAAGGTCTAGGCGACTTTCAAATACGAGATAGAAAAACAGGTGAAGTTTACAATATAAAGCCTGATTTTATAAATACCTTTGGATTCAATCCATATAAAATTTTATATGATGATAGTTTGGAAAAAGGTGATGCAGTACAAAGAATATTAGAGGATTTTCAGAAAAAAGATGCTCCGAAACTTGGGCCTTTTCAGTTGGGAGAAGATATCGGCACAAACGTGGCTGATGCTGTTCTGAGAACTGCTAGGTTTCTTGAGCCTGCTGTAAGACAAACTGCAGGCTTAGCAGGTCAAGTGATAGGCGAAGACAGACTCGGCATAGGTCAAGCACTCAAAGATATTGCAGATCCAGTTGAAGTTGGTTTAGGAGGTTTGACAATACCAAGAGATGAGTCTTATATACCTACAGATGAAGACCGTGCTAGGTTTATGATGCGTAGGATTGTCGAAGAGGAAGAAGAAAAACAACCTGATGTTTCACAACTTGATTTTCCTTTACCTGAGCCAACAAGTTTTGATTTTCGTCAAGACGATATGGGTCTTAAAGTAAGTGATGGAAATTTTGCTAGAGAACAAATGTTGCAACAGTATAGTCCTGAAGATCAAGCATATCTGCGTGCAAACCCAGACATTAGACCAGAAGAAGTGGGTATGCGTCCTGTAAAAGACATCACTAGCGACATCGATCCATTTAATACTAGGCTTAATATAGACGAAATATCTACGACACTTGATGAGCTATCTGGACAAAGACAAGATTTGGAAGCAAGATTTGATACTGAGGATGTACAAAGACCAAAAGATGTTGATGTCGATGAGATAACAAGCTTGTTGAATGACATTCAACCACCGTTAGTAAACTTAGATATAACCGAAGAAGACACAAAACTTGGTATTGAAACAAAGTTTGAAGGTTTGTCACCTGATGAATTAAAAACTGAAATAGCTAATATGAATATACCAGATGCTGATGCACTGATAAACGAAGAGTTATTACCTGCACAAAATGCAGAAGATCTCATTGCATCTGTTGCAGCTGAACAAGAAGAAAAAGGTGATCCTAATATAGCTAGAAATGCTACACAAAAGAAACTTAATACACCTGGATTCTTTGGCACAGATAGGTTTCTTGATTTTATTAGAAATGTTGGTGCAGGTTTGTCTGAAACTGGACAATTTGGCCCAGGTCTTGTGCTTGGTGCTGCCAAAGCAGCTGAGGAAAGAGCTGCCCGTGATATAGCAGAAGCTGAAAGACAAAGAGAGATTAAGTTAGCAGAAATTGCTGCAGGGGCAAAAGAAAAATTAAAACCAAAAGAAAATATAGATTTAGCTGGGCAAATAAATGCAGATTACAATGAGGTGGTTAGTGGAAATAACACATTAGAAATTGTTGGTAGAGTTGAAGAAATAATATTAAACGAAGATACGACATCTGCTAGAGCTGTTATCCAAGAGATATTTGACAAAGCGGGCGCTGTTTTTAACACTGATGGTCAACCAGATCCTGAGGGTAAAGGATGGAATGAGTTGAGTCCAAGAGTAAGAGCCAAAGTGTTGCTTAACCAAATAAAACAAAAAAATATTAGAGATATTCTTGGTGAGTCAGGTAAAACTATTTCAAACTTAGATAGACAGATTGTTGACGAATTAGTAGGAAGTTTACAGTTCTTTAAAACAGATGCTGAAGCACTTGAAGCGTTAAGATTAACAAGAGAGGGTATTTTAACAAACATGTCTGGAGCCATAGCGAGACTGAAATCCAACTATATTGGTATGGAAAACTATGGTGATATGAGTTTAATACAAAATGACGACCTTATAGATTACATGGAAACAGGTGAGCTTGCAGGCAACCCGTACGCAAATGATTTCGTAACTTCTACTAAGTCACGACCTGGTAGGATTAATAAAATTACCTTGAATCCTAACGCTACAACAACAGGCAGCTAATGGAAATATTTGAAGTTGAAATTTCTCCTGGAGTTACTGAAACTGTAGAGGCAAAAAACGCTGATGAAGCAAGAAAAAAGGTAAAAGCACTTATAGCTCAAGGTGCATTGTCACCATTTTATGATGAACTCTTCTTTGACTATGAAACAGGAGTTGATAATAAAAGACTAAGAAGAAATTTAGCTCTAGCAGAAACTACTGAAGAACAAAATAAAGCTATACAAAATATTTTTGATGAAGTTCGTGCACAGAATGAGCCGATAGGACAAGAAAACAAGTTAGTAAATGAGGTAGGAGAACAAGGATTTATAAGAAATACTAAAGGACAAATGGCATTAACACCCTATGGCATGCGTCAACTTGGTCTACAAAATTTAATTAAAGAACGCACTCTCTCAGATGGTTCTAAAATAAAACTCAACACCATAATAGATGAAAACGATTTTAATTTACGAACTGGCGATTTATCCGATCTTGCTGGAGTCGCAGGGCCTATACTAGGTACAATAACAGGTTTTATTCCACAAACTAGAATACTCAAGGGCATGACAAGACTTATGGGTAACAATGCGGTATTAGGACGTATGCTTACTGCTGGTGTAGGTAGTGCAGCAGGTAAGGCAGCTGAAGAGGAAGTGGTCGAAACTGTTGAGGGTTTTCAGTTGCAAGAAAGAGATGAAATTAATGATTTATACAAACAAGAGTTTGTCTTTGGATCATTAGCTCAAGGGCTTGGAGAAGGTGTATTTAAGATTTACCAAACCTTCTTAGGGAAAAGAGTACAACCTTCTGATTCTAGAGTTTTGTTTAACCAAAACCAAAATAGATCTGTAACCGACATTATGAAACTTGATAGGGAGCTAGGTAAAGAGGCAACAGAAAGGCAAATTAAAGACGCTATTAAAAAAGGTAAAGTAAAGAGATTTGATTGGAAGATGGATAAATCTGCTGGTGCTATACCTGCACAACAATCGTTAGAAAGAATGTTGCCTGGTAGAGCACAAAGTATCGCTGAACAAGTATTAGGTAACAACAGAGATAAGGCTAATGCTAGTTATTTATTCGCAGAACTAAATTACCTTCTTAGGGGTATTAAGAGTGAAAGATCAGCTCTTGATTCATATATATCATCAGCACAAAAAGGCAGATTAGATAAATCTATTGACGAAAAACTACAAGCACTCAGAAGTGCTGAATCCGATGTGACCAATCGTTTAGATAAATTACTTAAAGATGTCACAGAAGATGCACTGCAAATAGGTAATTATGGCCACATACCTAGCAGAAAAGACTTTGGTGACAGCATAAAAAACACAGTATCTACAGCCCGTGCTTTTGTTACTAAAGAGATGGGTCTAAAGTATCAAAAAGTCGACAACCTAATGAAAGATATGCGTAGTATTTATAAGCTCGAACCAGATGATGTGGGCGACTTGCAACCTGTTGGTAGATCGCCAATACCAGGTGTAAAACCAGATTTTGTTTTAAAAACAGGTCAAGCAAAAGATGTGGCAAACGCAATAAACGCCGCAATTAACACGACAGCAAATGAATACTTTGAAAAAGGCTTGTTGCGTATTAAAACTTTTAAAGACGACTTTCCTGGTTACAATCTAAGTATTCAAGACCCATTAGTACGTGGCACGACATTAGAACAGGTTGAGAAGAAGTTTTTAGATTTATACAACAAAACAGGTGCAGAAGCAATTACAGCAGGAGAAGGTGTAAGCCTTTTTCAATTGCGTAACTTTGCAAAAGATTTAGATATATATATTAAAGAAAGTCCATTACCATCACCACAAAGGGAGCTGTTGATTGATTTAAAAAGATTGATTGACTCCACTGGCTCTGATACTAGAAGAAGTATAATGACAGATCTTGGCAAAAAAACCTTTGCTGATCTAAACATACGATTAAAAAGACAAGGGATATCTGTAACAAAGCAACAAGCAGATGTAATAAACAATTCATTAAAAGAACTAAGAAAAATTAATTTATTAAACGCTCAAAGGATGCAACCGTTTGATAACTTGAATATACAAAAAATTATATCAAACGCAAAGATTGGTTCTACTCCACCTGACGACATTTATCAAAAGATTTTTCTTGGTGGCTCAACTAGAGATTTAGAAGATTTGTTTAAAGCAGTTAGAAACTATGATGAGTATCTAGCTAGTATTAACAAGCCTGCAAATACAGAGGCAAAATTAAAAGCTCAACTTAAACAAAAGCTCTTTGACGATGCTATTTACAAAGCAACAGATGGAGAAACCCGTAATATAAACTTTACAACTTTTGCCAGACAAATAATGAAGTTTGATAAAGACTTAGAAAATAAGGGTAAGATTGATATTTTATTTCAAGATAAAACAGGTGGTGGCAGCGGTGAGCTGGTTAGAAAAACTATATTTAACTTAAATAGAGTACAACCAAACTTAAAACCAAAAGATTTGCGTGACTTAGTAGCTGATTTTAGTGGCACCAAAGAGGGTCTTGATGCAAACGCACAAGGCAAGGCTTTTATTAGAGGCCTGACAGAATTGGCTAACGAATCTGAAAAAGTTTTAAAATTCAGAGCTAATCGTGCAATTGCTGATTTACCAGAGAAAGGTATTGAAGCAACAACAGACACTATTTTTAGACCTGGCAATGCTAAGGTTATTGAAGATCTGAAAGCAACAGTTGATGACGATGTATTCAATAGTATTCAACAAGCGAGCATGATGAAACTATTAAAAAGATCTGTTGATTTTAATGGAAATGGCAGAATCAATGACATTTTTAAATCTGGTAATTTAGAGACAGCTCTAAACTCTTATGGAGACGAAACCCTTGAGGCTATGTTCGGTAAAGAAACAACCAGAGGTTTGCGAGATTTCCAAAAGCAGGTAGATATATTAACAGCAGGAGAGATTGGTAGAGGCGGTAGTGCTGGTGGACTGGTAGCTGCAGGTCTTGGTGCAGCCGTTGTATTTGCACCTCTTGCTTCATTAAAACCATTACTAGGTCTTGTTATTGCGAGAACAGCATTAAGTAATCCAAGATTTGTTGGTCTATTAAGTAAGAACGATCCAGGCAGTATAGCTCAAGCTGTACAGATTATGGAGCGAGCAGCTAGACAGTATGGTGTAAGAAGCGTTGATGGTTCTTTTGTCGAAGGTACAGTTGATTTTGCTGATGAATTATTTGAAGATGCAAAAACTGCCGTTGGCATTACTGATCAGCAAGTAGAAGAACAAACTGGTGAAGGAATTAAAGTGTATGACCAAATACGTAACCAGATAAACGAACTTACAAAACCTTTAAGACCTACACCCGAAGTGCCAGAGGTTGTGTCACCAGATCTAGCACAAGCACAAATACCAGATCCTTTATCTGAAGAGCGTATTGAGTTTGCTGAACAGGTAGCGGGCAGACCCATACTAGGTTAAATATCCTCAAAGAAGTTTGGATCAACGGCTACAAATCTTTTAGCAGGCCTACCTTTACCACCTATCTTGATTTCAACCTCTTGTATTTCACCTGCATTTTTAAGTCTTTCAATAATCTCTTTTACCTCATATGACTTCATACTTCTAAATAACTCATGTCTATCTACTTCACGCTTAGAGATACCTTCACCGTTTCTAGATCTTATAAACGATAGCACCTGTTTGATTTTGGCTTCCATAGCACTGCTAGCAACCTTGTCTCTACAAGCCTCTATAAACAACAGATCGTAATATCTGATGAAATCCACAGCCCACGTTGTAATATCGCCTGTAATCGTCTGTGCGTCAGCGTTAGAGGCAAGTGTGCATAACAGGGCTAAACGCATAGCCTTCTCCTTAGAACGGCTTAGAAGTGGCTCTAAGTTGTCTTTTTCTAATATATCTTGGCGTTTTACGATCTCACGGGCAAAATCTTGCAATATTTCTTCTGATTCTCTATCAAACTTTAAGACTATTTGATCAAGGTCTATCTCTGCGTTATCCCTTGATACATCACTCATATTACCTCTTTGTCTGCGAACATAATTAATCCAGTTGACAATTGATGTTGGTGGCTCTTTAAATCTTCGTAACTCACCTACCCGTCTTGGCTCTTTTGATTCTACAACAACAAAACGATTTAGAAACCCGTCAGCGATGCGACCACTGTTTAATGCTTTGTAAAAGTTTTTTGGCACTGACAGACCAACTAATGTAATGGCAGGTTTATGTGTCACACGACTCATCATCATTTCTTTGTATTGTTCTTGCACATTCATCAAAGAATAGTTATCTGGCCGTAATGTTCCATGACACCTACCCCATGCTTCCATCAATGTTTGTATACCATCTTCTCTATTTGTATTCTGTGATGCTCCTATTGCCTCTAATCTTTTACCAAACTCGTCCATGATGGTTATTTGAGTAGGTCGCATTTTTAAGACTGAGTGCACTGCACCAGATGATGTGTAACCATCTCCTACTACAAGCTTTTCATGGTCACTAGCATTTAACACTGACTCTACAAAAGTCTTGATGTTCTCTTTACCTTGTCCAGACTTTGCAATACCCATAAAATACATAGAAGAAAAGTTATTCATGTTTGTCCTATAAATGCGGCCACAAGTCACACTTGCTAATGCTAACGCACCTATTAAAGACAACTCTGGTTGTGGCACTTGTGCTATCTCTTCACAAAACTTAAACATATCCTTCAGTAAACCTGGTGGGTTAAATAAATCTTTTGGTTTGTGTATGGTTTCACTTGCTTGCACAAACAAAGGTGCGATCTGATTTTTCCTATCATGTGTGCTTTTAACACTTGTGACCACTCTTTCTATCTCTTCTTGTGGTAACGGTGGATTATTATTTTTGTTCCAGTTTTGTAGAAAGATCTTAACAAACTCAATGTTTACATTTTTAGAAATTAGATAACCAGATATCCTAGCGGCCTCATCATTTCTTGATCCCTCCAACACACCTTCTAATAAAAAAGGTGCTGTTTGCACGCTTGTCTCTGTCTTTGGCACGCCAGTGATTTTTGCAAACTCTATCTCAGTAAAGTCTGGAAGATCTGTGTGGTCATTTATCTTCCAATCTGGAAAGGTTATAGGTTTGTAAATTTGCCCATTGGCATGCTTATTCCATGGTGCAATGATTAATCCACCTACACCTCTAATATCTATTAGTCTTTCAATGGGTGTCTCTGGAGTTCTTCTCGTAGCAAATGTAGTGTAGTTTTGTGGGTTATTGTAATAGTAATGCATACCCTTACCAGTTACTACTTTAAATGGACAAGGTGGTAAATTGTTTTCTACCCAGTTCATAGCCTCTGGAGAATCAGCGTCTACAACAATAAACTTGCCACAGACAAGAGCAACGACTAGATTGTCCTTACCCTCAAACCATGACTTAACAAGATCTCTTGATGGCCTTTGTTGTTTGTACTGCTCCCAACCCTTAAGAAAAGGGGGTGGCTTTTTATTAGATCTTTGTAAAGGAACAACATTATAGCCCTCGTCATAGTAAGCAAGTGCTTGCTCTAAGGATGTGTCGTCCTCAGTGATATTAAGCTGAAACACACTAATCTTCTGTTTCTATGATTTCAGATATAGGCCCGTAAATAGACTCGTAATCTAATCTCCCATCAGTTGCTCGAATTATTTTTTTTGCTTGATTGACAGTTGGATTTCTATAACCATATCTCCATGACTTAATGGCGGCCTCTGAGCAACCAAATTGTTTTGCAGATTCTCTTTGTCCTAAAAACTCTATATACTCTTTAAGTGTATACCTTTTAACTTTTCTTGTAACATGATTTGGTTTTATTCCCATAGTCTCTAATTCCTTAAGTTTTTCTGTTGCTAAACTCTTTGTACGAAAAAAGAAATTTGCTTGCCAAGTAATATTCTCTTGCTTGATATTGTCCATTTGCTTCTCCTGTCATCATATTGTAAAAAAATAAATTTTACACATGGTAACGATTTGATGTATAATCGTCAAGTAAATTTTATTAGGAGAAAGTATGGAACTATCAAAAAGAATCGTATCTCCGCAAAAGCTAGTACAAAATCAAGGTGCTAAAATCTTGGTATATGGTATGGCTGGTGCGGGTAAAACTACCCTAGCAAAAACATGTCCTGGACGAGTGCTTGTCATTAGTGCAGAAGCTGGCTTACTTGCAATTAAAGATGCCAACAATGTTGATGCTATTGAAGTAAAAGAAGCGTCAGAAGTTATGCAACTGCATGATGCTTTGAAGTCTGGCGAACTACAATATGACACAGTTTGCTTAGACTCAGTATCTGAAATAAGTGAGATCTTATTGAATTGGGAAAAGTCTAGAAGCAAAGATCCTAGAATGGCATATGGTAATGTCCAAGATTCAGTAGGTAATCTTATGCGTGCATTTAGAGACTTACATATGCACGTTTTATTTCTATGTAAAGAAGCCGTCATAAATGATGATGGTGTATTGAAACATGCACCGAAAATGGTTGGTCAACAACTTGGTGAAACTGTAACCTATTTCTTTGATGAGGTGCTTGCATTACGCATCATAGAGGATCAAGACGAGGAAGGCAGGAACACTAGAAACAGATGGTTGCAAACCGTCTATGGTCAGGGATATAAAGCAAAAGACAGAAGCGGTAAGCTAGATGATTTTGAAAGACCTGATATAAGTGCCTTAATTGAAAAGTTAGGGTTTTCATTAACAAATATCACAAAGGGGGAATCTAATGAGTGATTTTAGTGATGTCGAGTTTTTCGACAATTTAGAAGAGCAGTCCACTGGCACACCAGTCGCACCAGAGGGCGAATATAATGCAAAGATTATTGCGACTGATAAATACAAATCTGCAGCAGGAAACTGGACATTAAAAGTCACGTTTCAAATTGCTGGGGGTAAGTATCGTGACCATAACGAATGGTATAACCTATGGGCTACAAACGAAGATAACAAGCGTATAAGCACTGAGATTTTTACCAGGCTTACTAAAGCTGTTGGGTATAAAAAATATCCAGAAAATCATAGTGACTTTGTTGGTAAAGGCCTAAGGTTATCGCTTGGCAATGTCGATGATACTTTCACTAACAACGAAGGTAAAGAGATTACTGCTAAGAAAACAAAGATCAAGTTGTATCTACAAAGTGAAGACGCAGATATGACACCTCCGAGGGAGAATATCCCTACTATGTGATAAAAGGGGCGCAAGCCCCTTTTTTTTTACTTATCGCTATCTGTGATGGCTATGTAAGCCAAAGGTAAGACAATACTTAGAGCAAGTATTATTAGAATGATTTTAAATGAAGTTATCACAAGTGCACCACTATTTATCTACCTCTGCTAACGCATCATGGCATTGACATATCATTTGTTTAATCAACACTCCTGTTCCAACACCATAATACCTTTTTAATGCATTAAGTTTCTTCTTAGTATGTGGATCTATTCTAAACTGCACTCCTGTTGTGTTTTTCTTCTTTACTTCAAAATTAAGTTTCATTTGCATCCTCCCTATAAAAATTGCCAGTATTTAGTTCAACAACATTTGGACTGTTGTAAATAGTTGCTGGGTTGCCCGCTAACATCTTGTTGTAATCTTCCAAGTAACCACTGAGAAAATTCCAACCTATCTCCATATCAGCGTGATTCATTTTAAATATTTTGTTTGCATACGGTAGTTTCTTTTCTTGTGCTACGAACACAAAGTCTGCAACTTTAAATCCAGCACGCTCAAAGCCACGCTTATACCATGCAGCTTGTAGATCATACGAGTAACGCCTTACCGAATTGGTAAACCCCCTTACCGAGCAATCACTCGTTGTTTTATAATCTACAAGCACAATGGCATCCTCTCCAAAATTGTTATCAAACGCATTACAAACGACATCTGCTCGTGTTC